TGACACTTCAAGAACAATATAACTCAATTAAGAGTGGCAACGGAAATAAAGACCAATTCTTAAAACACGCTCGTAGCTTATTTCCAGAATACTTCAATCAATATACTGACTTTAATACAGCAACTAATGTATTGAAATCAAAACAAATCATTAGCGAAGCCGCAGGTGGTGTTGTAGCTAAAGGATTTGATATCTACGATTGGAAGAAAATTTTAGCTGAAGAAGTTAAAGCCGAAGAAAAAGAAACATCCAAAGAAGTTAAAGACAAACAAACACACGCCTACGATAATTCAGACACTAAAAATGCTGATAACATTAATTTCAATGAAATCATGAAAGGCTTTTATGCTGAAATGAGAGATGAGAAAAATGCTGGAAAAACAGGTGATGAAATTAAAGCTATGGTTGTTAAAAACTTAGCTAAGGATCCTTTATTCTATACTAAAGACGGAATGTTTGGAGTTAAAGGTTTAGGATACACTAATGAAGCCCCAGGTTTAGGTGAACCTAAAGAACCTAAAGGTAAACACAAGTCAAGTGGATATGGTGATTTGGATACTGAAATAAAAATCAAAGAACCAAAATCAAATGTTCAAGACTCATTAGGTGATAAAGAAGCAGAAACTTCAATGCCTAAAAAAGTAAAAGAAATGCCTGATAAAGGTGTTACTGGTGTTGAAAAAAAAATGAAGTTACAAGAAGGCAATTTAGGACATAACGAAACATGGAGTCTTGAACCCGAAGGTCGTTTTTGGATTCTTACTTACAGTACAATGGATGGAAAAAAAGAAAAAACATTTAATTCTGAAGATGAAGCTAAAAACTGGATTAAACAAAATTTAGATGAAGTAAGAGGAGGAGGAAATTATGGAATGATGACTATCTCAACCAAAGGAGGAGGAGGCGGAAAACGATTTGTGCCCCCAGTTCTTGCTCTTCCTGGTCAAATCTTCAATCGTTTTGCTAATAGTCAATCCATGAAAGACCTTATGGTGTTTGAAGATGGAACTTTATATGTATCTGGTATTCTATATAATAATCTAATGAAAGGTGCTAACAACCCATACATTTTAGATTGTATTAAAGATATACCTCAACAAACAAAAATTCTACTTACTAAATCAGAAAACTATAAGCCATTTACACTTCTTAAAGGTAAAAGCTTCAAACAATATTTTCCATTTAAAGCACCAGTAGAAATGGCAAAAGAAGATAAATTCAATAAAGATGGTTCTAAGCAATATTGGAGTAAGGGAGATTTATTACTTCCTAACTTGAATGCACTTAAAGAAAACGAAGAACAAAACCAAAAAGTAACCATTTCAGGTATAGATAAAGCAATTTCAATGTTGAAATCTGAATTAAAAAATAACGGTGTTAAATTCGAAACAGATGGAAACAAAGTAATGGTTGTTAATTCTCCTAAAGTAGAAATGGCTGTAAAAATGGTTAAAGAAAGAGTAGGAATGCAATCAATAAAAATAAATGAAAATTTAATGGAACAAAAACTTCGTTCATTGATTCGTAATCTTATTAAAGAAGAATTAGTAAATGAAATATCACCTGAACTTTTCAAAAGAGCAACTGATGTATCTCGCGAACGAGGTCAGGATCAAAGAACAATGAAATTAGGCCAACTATTTTTTAATAAATTTAGAGGTAAACCTTTAATGGGTGGTATTATTGAAGATGTAACTTATACCAAACCACAACAAGGTGAATATGAAGAAGTTATTATACAAATTAAATCCCCATCACCTGTTGTTCCTGGCGAAACAAAAACTAGATATATCTATTATAATGTTAGGGCAGATCAATGGGAGATAGACAAAGAAATAACCAGAACAGATGCTCGTATATTATCACTTATAGCTCAACATATTAATCCTGACACTCAATATAAATCAGGTGGCATAGGATTTGACATTAAAGGATACTAAAATTATGAAACCACTACTTATAGAAGTCACCCCATTCAATGTATCACCTAAATCACTTACTGAGTCTCGTGATAGGATATCTGGCAACCCAATAGTTGAAGGGATATTGGCTACTTGTGAAGTAAAAAATGGTAATGGTAGATACTATGCTAAAGAGTTATGGGAACGTGAGATAGACAAATACATGGATATGGTTAGAGAAAATAGAGCTCTAGGTGAACTAGACCATCCAGATTCTCAAATCATTAACTTGAAAAATGTATCCCACAATATTAAAAAAATATGGTGGAAAGGAGATATGGTAATGGGTGCAATTGAAATTTTACCTACACCATCAGGAAATATCCTTAAAGCATTAATTGAATCAGGTATTAAGGTAGGTGTTTCATCTCGTGGAATGGGCAGCTTAAAACAAGTAGGTGAAGTATTAGAAGTACAAGACGACTTTGAACTACTATGTTTTGATTTTGTTTCCACACCTTCAAATCCAGGTTCATGGATGCATCCTGTAGGACAAATACATGAGGGATTATCTACATCAATTAATTCAAACCCCTATTCTAAAGTTAATTCTATACTTACTGAAATACTTTGTTCAAACGGTACGTGTCCGATATTTTAATATATTTATAAATAAAAACATAAATAAAAATAAAAACATGAATAAAGAATTCTTACACATGCAAAAACTCGCAGGTTTAATTACTGAGAGTCAATATAGCAATGCCATTGTTGTTTTAGAAAATGAAAATATTGATGAAGGAATTAAAGATTGGATTATTAAAGGATTAATAGCTTTAACTACTTTAGGAGGAATTGGTAAAGTATATCAAATGGATCAACAAGCTAAAGAAGATAAAAATAAACAAACTGAATATTACAATAATGTTCTTGGTAAAGAAGCAAATAAAATGAGTGAAGATGATCTTTTTGATTTAGGTAGTAAAATTGCTGACAAAACTGGAGATCTAAAAGGAAATACAAATATGGACTCAAATACTTATAAAAAAGTTATCATTGATTATGCCCAAGATTATATTAAAGCACACCCAAACCAATTTGCTGTTGGGGTAGATGGTGGTATTTATCAAATAGGAAAATAGCCTCTCTAAAGATAGTCTCTTTAGACTAGCGCTCCCTATAAAGGAGCGCTTCTTTTTTTCATTTCTGCGACTTTGAGTATATCCATATATACGTATATTAGAATGTGCCCAATTTATGAGGCATTGCTTATAATAATTTTATTACGTTTCGAGGGTTCTCCTCATATTAAACGTATTTCCAACAAACAAATTTAAGGAAAAAATGGCAACAAACAGAGATTTGCTTAAAGAAGCAATCGCCGATGCTAAATCTGTCAAAGAAACAGCAATAGCAAACGCAAAAGCTGCTCTCGAAGAAGCATTCACTCCGTATCTTAAGGAAAAACTCTCCGCTAAACTCCAGGAAATGGAAGAAGAGGAAACTAAGATGGAAGGAATGTATGAAGACGAGGCAGAAGAAATGATGGAAGAAAAAGAATCTATGGATGAAATTTCATTAGATGAACTTCTTGCTGAACTTGAAGGTGAAGAAATGGAGGAATCTATTTTTGAAGCTAAAGAGGAAGAAGAAGAATCTGAAGAAGAGGAATCCGAAGAAGAAGAATCTGAAGAAGAAATGTCTATTGAAGACATGGACGAAGATGATTTAAAATCTTTCATTGAAGATGTTATTAAAGACATGGTTAGCGCAGGTGAACTTGAAGCTGGTCATGAAGGTATGGAAAATGAAGAAGGTGCTGAAGCTGAAGAATCTGAAGAAGAAGAAATCGATGAAATGGTTGATCTTGATGAGCTTTTAGCTGAAGAAGATATGGACGAAGAAATTGGTCTTGATGAACTTCTTGCTGAACTTGAAAGTGAAAACGTTTATGAAGAAGACGTTAAAAATGAAATGCAAGAGGAACTTGAAGAAGCTTATGAGGCAATCAGAACTCTTAAATCAGAACTTAACGAAATCAATTTATTAAACGCTAAACTTCTTTACACTAACAAAATTTTCCGTAACAAGTCTTTGACTGAATCACAAAAAGTAAAGGTTTTAACAGCATTTGATAAAGCTACATCTAAAAAAGAAGCACAATTAGTTTATGAAACTCTATTAGAGAATTTGAAAACACCAGTTAAAAAATCTCCAATTCAAGAATCATTAGGTTCCGCTTCTAAAGCATTAGGTACAGCTAAATCAAAACCAATTATCGAAAATGATGCTTTCTCACGTATGCGTGAATTAGCATTTGGAAACAACAAGTAAAAACAATTTAAAAACAAACTAAAAACAAATTTTAAAAACGATGAGTTCAATCAATCAATTACTCGAATCCGCTAATCCGTGGAAATCACTTCAAAGTGATGCTGCTAGATTAGCAACCAAGTGGTCTAAAACAGGCTTACTTGAAGGGTTTGGTTCAGAGGTAGAAAAAAACAACATGGCTCTTATCCTCGAGAACCAAGCAAAACAATTAGTAGTAGAAACTAGCCAAACAGGTGCTGGTTCTGGTGCAGGTAACTTCCAAGTTGGTCAGTCTGAAAACTGGGCAGGTATCGCTCTTCCGTTAGTACGTAAAGTATTCGGATCGATTGCTGCTAAAGAATTCGTTTCTGTACAACCAATGAATTTGCCTTCTGGACTAGTATTCTTCCTAGATTTCCAATATGGTACTAACGTAAACCCATTTGGTCAAAATAATTCACTTTATGGTGCTCGTAACCCACTAGGTCAATTCCCAATCCAAACTACTGATACAACAGGTGGTTTATATGGTGCAGGCCGTTTTGCTTACTCTACTAACCAATTCTCAGCATCTATTTGGATGTCAGGTTCAAGCAATGGTGGTACTACTCCAGTACTTGCAGCAGGTACAGGTTCAGTAGTTACAGCATCTTGGGCAGAATTAGGATACGATTCAGCTTATTCAGCTTCTGTAAAAGCAAATGGTATTTACAAAGTTACAGTTTCAACAGCTTCTGTTCTTACTAACTTTGATCCAGATGCAGTTCGTGCGTTTTATGTAAGTGGTTCTGGATTTACTGTAGCTAATTCTCTACCAGCATTTACTACTTACAACTATACAGCAGGTACTATTTCATTCTTTATTTCAGGTTCAACTACAGCATTCTCTGGTGCTCCAGCAGCTCAATTAACTGTATTCTATAATAAAATTACTGCAGATAACAACCGTGGTGATTTCGAAGATACATCCGCTCCTTCATTCTCAGTTCCAAACGCTCAAAACGCATCTACAATTGCGATTCCAGAAATCAACATTAAGATGCAATCACAAGCGATTGTTGCTAAGACTAAAAAGTTGAGAGCAGTATGGACACCTGAATTTGCTCAGGATCTTAACGCTTATCAGAATATCGATGCTGAAGCCGAATTAACTAACGTAATGAGCGAGTATATTTCAATGGAAATTGATTTGGAAATCCTTGATATGTTGATCGAAGATGCAGCTGCTGCAACTGAATACTGGACAGTATTGAATAATGGTGTCTACAACCCAGCAAATCCTAATGGATTTGATTTCCCAACATCTACTACCCAAACAGGTTTCTATAACACTCAAGGTGGTTGGTTCCAAACTCTTGGTACTAAAATGCAGAAAGTATCTAACAAGATTCATCAATTAACCCTTCGTGGTGGTGCTAACTTCTTAGTATGTTCTCCAACAGTAGCAACAGTCCTTGAATCAATCCCAGGATTTGCTGCAAACTCTAACGGTGATGCTGCAAATATGGAATACGCAATGGGTGTTCAGAAAGTAGGTGCTATCAATAACCGTTACACAGTTTATAAGAATCCTTATATGACTGAAAACGTTATCTTGATGGGTTTCCGTGGTAAACAATTCCTAGAAACAGGTGCTGTGTTTGCTCCGTATATTCCATTAATCATGACACCTCTTGTGTACGATCCTGCAACCTTCACTCCACGTAAAGGTTTAATGACTCGTTACGCTAAGAAAATGTTACGTCCTGAATTCTACGGTAAAATCGTTGTTAGTGGTTTGAATAGCCTATAATATGATTTAATATAGAATTAAAATTGAGAAGCCGGACCTAGTCCGGCTTTTCTTTTTTTTTCCAATACTTGTAATATTTATCAATAAAACATATGCCTCAAAATCCAAATGACGATGTTTTCTTAGAGAAAAGAAAACCAAAAGGAGATATTAAATTTAAATTATCCCTAAACGAAGAACAAAAGGAAGCTAAGCAAGTGATTATAGACAACCCTGTTGTGCTATTAAAAGGAATGGCAGGTTCAGGTAAAACATTAGTAGCTTGTCAAGTAGCCTTAGATATGGTTTTTAAGAAAGAAATGAATAAAATCATTATCACTAGAGCTACAGTATCAAAAGAAGATATTGGTTTCTTACCTGGTGATTTAAAGGAAAAAATGGATCCATGGTTGGCTCCTATATATGCTAACTTATATCTATTATACGATAAGGAAAAAATCGATAAAATGGTTTTAGAAAATCAAATCGAAGTTGTACCATTTGCATTCATGCGTGGTAGAACGTTTCCTAATGCGTTTGTAATCGTTGATGAGTGCCAAAACATTACCCATAGTCAAACAGAAATGATGTTGGGACGTTTAGGTAAAGGTGGTAAAATTGTTTTCTGTGGTGATATAGCACAGGTGGATTTAAAAAGCAAAAAAGATTCGGGTATTGGATTTTTTCCACGACTTGAAGAACGAATTAAAGGTGTTAGAATAATTACTTTAAAGAAAAACCACCGTCACGAGATAGTAGAAGAAATTTTAAAAACATACGAAGAATTTAGAGACTAAAACCATGGCTGATTTAACAATATATATAAGTGAAAAAATAAATATTGGTGATACAGATAGAGGAGTTTATACTACTCAAACTATCTCTGGTATCAATAATATAGATAATAGAATAATGAATTGTCCTAGTGGTTCAATTACGACATTATTTAGTATAAATACTTCACCAACATCATCTGGAACGTTTACTACTGGTAGTATAAAATACGCTAGGGTAACTAATAAATCCTTAGTTCCAATTCAATTATTGATCTCATCAAATGCTCAATCATTTTGGTTTACTGTAGATACTGGAAGTTCATTTTTTACATCAACTAATGCATCCGGAAGTAATTCATCTAACTTTATATTACCTAGTATATCAGGTGTTTCAATAGAACCATCTGGTTCTTCAGCAACAATCGAATACTTTATAGCGACAACCTAAGATAGGTTTGAGTATTCCTAAGGTTTTTATATATTTATAATATATGGTAACTAGAGTTCCTTTTAGATGGGGAAATGCAAATTTTGCTTGGAACACAAATCCATTTCCAAATCAAAGTAGAAACCCATTTACTTGGAATGATGTTGCCCTATTAATTGAAATAATATCTGGAGGACCAGGCGGAGCAGCTGAAACTCTAGGAGATAAAAAAAAGAAAAAACATTTTATTACTCTTTGGTGTAAAGTAAATGGATACGATGAAACGAAACAAACTAAAGAAGTAAAAGACGTTAAAATAACTGCTCAAGATGTTGAAATGGTAATTAAAGAAGTACTAGGAATAAATGTTAAAATTGATCTATAATGTATAAATTATACACGGATAAAACCGAAATATTTGAATGTAAAGTTAAAATCGATGGTGCTTCACTTTCAAATTCTAAAGCCCGTTTAATCATAGAATCGGAAGATTTAAATCTACTATTTAATGGTAAAATTGATGAACATGGTAATTGTAAAATCCCAATCAAACGACTAAAAGGAATTTTACCTGAAAGCATGAAAGGGGAAATTAAATTAGAAGTTATAGCAGACGATACATATTTCATTCCTTGGAAATCAGAATTTTCAGTAGATGCATCTAAAAAAGTAGTTGTTGAAGTAAAATCACAGGACGCAGATTTGATTATAGAAAGCGCTCCTAAAGTATCCGTGACGGATGTTAAAAACACAGAATCCATTGTTACAACCGTTGCTCCAACTGAATCTACGCCCGATATTAGTAAGGTCATTAAAGAACACGTTGTTAATTTAATGAGATTATTATTAAGAGAAGACATAAGTATAGATAACATTGTATTTAAGAAAACCAAAGCAAATTCAATCATTTCAACATATCTTAATTCACAAAAAGTTGAATTAACAGAATCAACTAAAAATCAGATTGTTGAAGGTTTGTTAAATAAACTTTGATTTCAGTAAAATCTTTGTTATATTATATCTGTTATGTCAGGACCATTAGATTTTACAAACGAGAATATAGAAAACACATACCAGCGAGTTTTACAGACCGATGGTACAGATATTTACGATGGAACAGGTTCACTGTTTACAGTTACTGCTGTAGCAGCTCCTGCTGGCCCAGATCAATCAGTTCAATTTAACGATGCTGGTGCCACTAGCGGTAGTGGAACTTTTACATTTGATAAAAATACAAATACTGTCAATATTAGTGGATCTTTAGTTTCCACAGGAAGTGTTTTATTTCCGTCAATTACATCAACAAGTCAATTAAATGTTCTAACAATTGATACAGCAAGTGGTCAATTGTACTATACTGCTTCATCAGCATTCGGTGGAGGAACAACCACATCTCCTGGAAATCCAAATAAATCTATTCAATTTAATGGGAATGGAGTATTTAGTGGTTCAAATAATTTTACATTTGATAGCGCTTCTAATAATATGGTGTTGACTGGTAGTATGATTACTACTGGTTCAAATTCATTAATTGGAACAACTACTTTAACTGGATCTCTTAGTGTATCTGGCTCAACTATTCAAGTAGGTAATAATACACTACTAGGAAATACCTTACTATCAGGCAGCATTATAATATCGGGAGCATATGCCCTAGGAGCAACATTAACACCATCAGTCCAAATATATGGAGATACAGAAGTTAATGGATATATAAGATTTGATCCTGTAAGTACAAATATAAACACTTCAATCTCCGCATCTTATATTTATGTATCTGGTTCAACAAATGACCTATACTTTAGTCAAAACGGTAGTGGATTCAATAACGTAACTCGTTTACGTTGGATGGAAGGTAATTTGTATACTGGTTTACTACACGGAGGAGTAGTAACTCAGGTAAATTCAAACACATATCAGGTATCAAGTGGTAGCGGTATGATTGTTAATCTTAACGCATCATTAAATAATGATCCATATCCTACAATCCAATACCTACAATGGGGTAACCTAACTAAAACTATCGATGCTTTAAGTGCTTCATTTGATCAACAGTTTATATCAATAAGCTCAAGCAATCAGATACATGCTCAAGGTACTCCATATTTTGATGGGCAAGTAGACACATATATTCCTGTAGGTATTGTTTTACATCAAAATCATTCAACGATAAATGGTGTAAAAACACAACCTTCTTTAGCCTATGGTTGGAAACAAAGATCAAATATATTTATATCTGCTTTTGGTCCCTTAAAACTATCAGGTCATGCTTTAGCAACAAGCTCTTCTCGTGGATTAACAGTCGGAAGTGGTACTTCATTTGCCGATGGAGCTAATTACCCAACAGATCCAAATAATCCATCATACGTAACTGATCCAGGAACAAATGTTTCTAAAATATTTAGATATAGACAATCAGGATCTGATTGGGTATATGATACAAATAATGGAACAGGATACACCACAATTGATCCAACTCAATACTCACTTAACGGTACTTTAACGAGTGTAGCTAATAATAGCTGGTCAACTCAAAGAGTATTTTGGTATCCAAACTCAGTATCTAAAGCCATAGTAGTTTATTATGGTAATGCAATATATTCAAGCGAATCAGAGGCTATTGCTAATCTAAACATTGAAACTTTCTCTGAAGCCCCCAATACAGCAGCGAATGCTATTTATTTAGGAGCTATAGTAATTAAAGGGGATGGTACATTTGCAGTAGCTGCTGACTTTACTATATTACCTGGAGGTTTATTTAGAGGTGTAGGTGGTGGAGGTGGTGGAGGTACCGGTACTTCAATCACACTTCAAACTAATGGTACAAATAATGGATCACAAACTGTTTTAAATCTAAAACAAGGTTCCAATGTTAGTTTATCTGATGATGGTGTAGGTGGTATTACTATTAGCTCAACCGGAGGAGGTGGAGGAAATAATACAGCAACCGGATCTTATGGTAGTTTTTATGATACTACTATTCAAACTATAGGTACAGTAGGTGCAGTATATTCAATGTCTCTTAATAATGCTCCTATTTCAAATGGAGTATCATTATCTGGATCTACAAACCCATATAATACTTACATTAAAATGGAGAATGCTGGAGTATATGATATCCAGTTTTCTGCCCAACTTGATAAAACTACAGGTACTAATGGTATAGCATATATATGGCTTAGAAAAAATGGAACTGACCTCCCAGAAACAAATACAGCTGTAACATTAGCAGGTGGTGCAAATGATAAAGCATTAGCGGCTTGGAATTGGTTTGTAGATGCTTCTGCGGGTGATTATTTCCAATTGATATGGGCGGCTACAAATAATAACATAAGATTATATTCTACAGGCTCAGGTGCTATCGATGCCTCTCCTGCAATTCCATCATTAATTGTAACAGCAAATCGAGTAGACCAATTTTTAAGTAATACAGGTTCATTTACAGGTTCATTTACAGGACAATTAATTGGTACGGCTTCTTGGGCTTCTCAAGCTATAACAGCATCATATGTAACTGGATCAGTATTCAATAGTGCAAATCCTGCTTTAAGTGCTTCATATGCTCTAAGTAGTTCATATACCATATCATCAAGCTACGCCATTTCCTCATCTTATGCTTTATCAAGTTCTTATAGTTTAAGTAGTTCATTTGCTGAATCATCATCGTATAGTTTATCTAGTAGCTATTCAGATACAGCTTCATATGCTTTAAATGGTCTACCCACTGGTACTTCAGGTCAAATTCTGCAAATTAATACCTCAGATACATATCAACTGCAAACCCAATTAAATGATACTGCAGGTATTGTTTCTGTTGATTTTGAAAATAGAATTATATATGATGATTCAGGTAATGAATCTATATTATATAGAAGAAGAGAATTAAAAGACTCAACTGGAAATATAACTATTGATTATGAGGATAGATATATAACATACCTAGATGGTACAGAAGCATTAAATTTTGCTACTCAAAATCAAATCAATATAACAGGATCTGTTATTACAACTGGTGGATTTACTGGATCTTTACTTGGTACAGCTAGTTTTGCAAGAACTGCTTCTAATATCTTAGGTGGAAAAGCCCCACATGTTCCATACTTCATTACAGATACTACTTTAGCAACCAGTTCAATATATCAATCAGGTTCTACAAGTATTATTATTAATTCAGATGTTAATACAACAGCTAATCCTGAAGCACTATATGTTCAACAAACTCACCCAACTTCATTTAATGTAATAAGTGGTAAAGGTAATTTAAATAACTATTTACAGCTTAATATCCATAATACTAATGCAGGAGCTGTAGCATCATCAGACGTTGTAGCAACTGCTAATAATGGAGATGAGAATGGTAACTATATTGATATGGGTATCAATAGTAGTAACTTTACTGGCCCTGTAGGTAATGCAAATGATGCTTACTTATATACTACGGGAAGTCATCTTCATATAGGAAATGCATCACCTAACAAGCCTATTCAGTTTTTTGCAGGTGGTTTTGATTCAGATGCTAATAGAAAATTTGAACTAAATTCAAATAACCAGCATAATATGACTGGTTCACTAAATATTAGCGGTAGTTTAGTTGTACGAGGCTTAACATCAGTAAACCAAGCAAATGTTGTAACTATTGACTCAACAACCGGTCAACTTTACTATACCGCTTCATCCGCATTTGGTGGAGGCGGATCAGGTGTATCACAAATTTTAACAGGTAGTGGAATATCAATTTCACCAACAAACGGAATAGGAGTTGTTACTATTAGTGCAACTGGAGGAGGCCCAAGTGGTGATTTTGTAACAACATCTTCATTTAACAGCTATACTGGTTCAAATTCATCAACATTTGCTGGTACAGCTGCTACTGCATCATATTCTCCTAACTTTAATATAGCTCAAACATTAACATTAGATGCTACATTAACCGACTTTTTCGCAATTTCACCAAGTACAAGTCCTGGTATAAACAACTTATTTACACTAAACACAGGTTCATTTACCTCAGCATTTGGTAAATATACAATATACAATGGATCTAATTCTAGAGCAGGTGAATTTGTAACTTCATGGAATGGCACAACAGTATCTTACTACGATAATTCAACAGTAGATATAGGTGATACTTCCACAATTACATTCGCTTCGTCTATAGTATCAGGTCAGATCCAAATAAACACAGGAGCTTCTACTCCATCGGGATGGCAAGTAAAAATGTTAGCAACTTTCATGTAATTGGCATATTTATAATAGAATTTAGTTGGATAGGGAAAACTAAAAAATTATGGCAAACGAATTTGTAGCTCGCAATGGTGTCATTGCACAAAATAACTCGGTTATATCTGGTTCACTATCAGTAACCGGATCAACTTCTTCAACTGGTTCAGGCCACATTGTAACATACAATACTGCCTCTGGTTTGTATTCTCACACTCTTCCTGATACCTTTATTTCCAATATTAAAAGTGGAAGCTTTGGTGTTACCATCGATGGAAATGGTGGAGTTATAGCTGTAGGCCAAAAAGGGTACATTACAGTCCCATATAACGGAACAATTACAGATTGGGAAATAATGGCTGATCAAGCAGGAACCTGTAATATAGATGTAAGAAAATCAACATTCTCAGGATTCCCAACTCAAACCTCAATTACTGGTTCAGCTCCGATTACTATGTCTGCTACCCAAAAAGCATCTTCATCCATATTAACTGGATGGGATACTGCTATAACAGCAGGTGATGTCTATGGATTTACTTTAAATACTGCAGCTACAATAACAAGATTAAATTTAATTATAAATACAATTAAGTCATGACATACAAGATTATTTCAACAAGACAAGCAGGAGAAACATTAATTACAGTAGTTGAATATAATTTCGATACTACTATTGTTACAGCAGAGGTACCTCATTTTATGCCTCAATCAACAGAAGAAATAGAACAAAATATTATCAATAGAGCTTCCTCTGAAATAACAAGAATTAATGCAACTAATATAATTACTAGTTTAATTCCAACAATTGCTATTAACGAAGAAAAACCTATTGAGTAATGCCTACGTGGACTGGATTAGGAGCTAATAACAACTGGAGCACAATAGGAAACTGGGATACTGCAGTTCCAACATCAGCAACAACCGCATTATTTACAGGTGCTGGGGTTAGTGGTAGTAAAAACTGTACTATTACCGCCGGTGCAGCTTGCTCACTACTTAGTTGCTCAGCCTACGTAGGTACAATGAGTTTAGCTAACACTCTAACCGTCGTAGGTAATCTTACATTAAATTCAGGGATGACTATCACTGGAAGTGGTGGTATATCAAAAACAGGAAATGGAACTCTTATATCAAATGGAGTTGTGTTAGATGGTACACTAGCTCTTGCTGGGGGTGGTGGTACAACACATACATTTGGTAGCAATTGGACTATTAATGGTAATTTTGGAGGTAATACTGGTCAAAATAACATTGCAGGTGGAGGTTTTACAGCAAGCATTGGAGGAAATTTAACATCACCTGGAGGTCTCACAACAACTACAGGAGGTATACTATACTTACTTAGAGGAACTGGAACTTTATCTGGCACTTACACAGGAACTGCAGCTGCAACTACTATACAAATTAGTAGTTCAGTAGGAACCATAACACAAGCAACTACAGCATTTGCAGGAATTAATTTTATTTATACGACGGGTTCATATAATTCTACGGGTACATTGTCCATAGGGGGTACTACTAATACATTCAATAACGTATCTTCTATTTTATTTAACAGTATAGCATTCGGAGCAGCTGCAGGACAAACTCTACTACTAAATTCAAATATGAATATATCAGGAGCTTTATCAGTAGCTACGGTTGCTGGAATTGCTAATGGAGCGAGTTATGTGATATATGTAGGAGGAAATTTAACACTCTCTTCTGTTGCTTTATCAGGTACAGCAACCATAGAAATGAGTGGATCAGGTAATGCATCAATATCCGCAGGTACTATCCAAAATAATCTTACTATCAATAAAAGTGCAGAAGCAATAGTAACATTCCCTGCAGGAACAGTAACGTGGGGTACCACAGCAAGAACATTAACCTACACCGCAGGAACTATTAACACCAGCACTTCTACATTCACTATACCTATAAATACTAGTGTTACAATAAATGGGATGCCCTTCTACAATTTGACACTTCCCGGTGCTGCAACATACACGATAGACACACCAATTTCTATTGCAAATAACCTAACACTAGCAGCAACAGGAAATACAACGTTTACAGGTTCAGGAGGTTGGACTTGTGCGAATTTAATCTGCTCAACAATAGGTAGAACAATCACATTAGCTAATAGTTCATCAGGTGCTTCATATAGAACAACAGCTAATACTCAATTAACAGCAACTGCTGCCTCACCCATTACAATGACCTCAAACAATGCGACAACACAATCAATTTGGACATTAGATAATGGAGCACTACAATCATTAGTATATATTAATGGTACACGTATAGATTCATCTCAAGGTCAAACTATTTGGAGTTTTGGAGCAACATTAAACGGAACAACTAACTGGGCTACAGGTTCAAGACCAGGAACAGTAGCATATACATTTGTGAATTAAATTGAAAAAGTCAATATTTATAATAAATTGACTTTCCAATGAATATTCCTATATATCCAGGTAGCTCATCATTTTCTCCAGGAGAAACTCCATTTGGATTCTATGATTTTGATCCACAATTTCAAGCGGACGCAGATAAAGTAACAACTTTTTGCGCTAGACGATTAGGATATCCAATTATGGATGTCGAATTGCAGGATTTAAATTTTTATGCTGCATTTGAAGAAGCCGTTACTACATACGGAAATGAATTATATGCTTTCCAATTAAGAGATAATTTATTAAATGTAATTGGTTCTTCTACTGCTTCAAACATGAATCATGCTATTACTACACCTTCAATGGCTGGAGTAATTAGATTGTCTCAACAATATGGCTCTGAAGCAGGAGTAGGAGGAAATGTTACTTGGTATAGTGGTTCATTTAAAGCTATAGCTGGAGTTCAAGATTATGATTTTAATCTATGGGCTATAGAAAACAACGTAACTGGTGGAATGGAAATCAAAAGAATATTTTGGCAGCCACCTCCAGCAGTTAACCAAGTATATAACTTAAGTGTATTCTCAGGTCTAGGTGGAGTTCCAGCAGTTGGTGCTTATGGTTTATTTGGATCGACAGGATTTCTAATGTATCCAACAAGTCTATTACTTCAATCTGCTCAAGCAGTTGAAATGCAAAATGAAATTTCATTAGCAGGATATTCATTTGAATTGATAAATAATAAATTAAGAATATTTCCTATACCACCTCATGATGATCACTATATTTGGTTCCAGTATATCAGTATTGAGGAAAGAAATAATAGCGTTATTGGACAAGCACCAGGAGCAGTAACAAACGCATCAAATGCTAATTTCACTAATCCAATATACTCTCAAATTAATTCAATAGGAAGACAATGGATATTTGAATATACACTAGCTTTATGTAAAGAAATGCTAGGATATGTTCGTGGAAAATATACTCAAGTTCCTATCCCAAATAGAGAAATTACATTAAATCAAGCTGATTTATTAGCATCTGCTACTACAGATAAAACAGCATTACTAGAAAGATTAAGAGTATATTTTGATGAAACTTCTCGTCAAGCATTATTAGCAAGAAAACAAGCAGAAAGCGATTCAGCAATGAGCGAACTCTCAAAGTCACCAATGGTAATATTCATAGGATAAGATGGCATTATTTGGATCCTCAAGAGATATTTCATTCCTAAGAAGAATGAATAGAGAGTTGATGGGAGACATCATCACTCAACAGTGTGCTTTTTATAAATACAAGTTAAAAGAAACAGTTATTAACATGTATGGTGAAGCATCTGGTGGGAAATTCTTTGACGGACCAGTGCTATTAAACGCATTAATTACAGTTGGTGATAATACAAGTCCTACAAGTGATTTAGGTGTAAACTTTGATTGGCCTGTAACTTTTGCATTCTTAAGAGATGATTTAGTTGATGCAAACGTGCATCCTGAAGTAGGAGACATTATATTATATCAAGAAAGTTATTGGGAAGTAGATAATACAAATATCACTCAATTCTGGGCAGGTAAAGATCCTGACTATCCTAATGAAATAAATCCATTAAATCCAGGATTAGCTGAATTTGGATATAACGTTTCAGTAACTTGTGAAACCCATTACGTGCCTAGTGACAGAATTAACATTCAACGTACTCGTTTACTATAAAATGGAAAAAACATTCATATATTATCTAAGTAAAGAAAATGGGGTTCCTTTTTATATAGGAAAAACAAAAAATCCAATAAATATAAGATTGGCGGATCATACTTATAAAAAATATAAAAATTTACAAATCAATGTAATTGATGAAATTCCATCCTCCGAATGGAAATTTTGGGAAAAGCATTACATATCATTGTTTAAATCTTGGGGATTTAAATTAGAAAATAAAAATATTGGAGGAAACGGACCTACAGGAGGATACCATCTTACTGAAGAAACTAAAACTAAAATAGGTAAATCCAATTCAAAACCAAAACCTGATGGATTTGGAGATATGATGAGTAAACAAAGAAAAGGAAACTGGACTATTCCCCAACATCAAATAGAAGCAGGAATATTAGCTAGAAACAAACCCACAATGCAATATGACTTAAATGGTAATTTTATAAAAGAATATGAATCTTCTAAAATAGCTGCTCAATCAGTAGGAGTACATGAAGTTAATATGAGACTTCATTTGGGGGGAAAATATAAAACTTGTAAAAAGTTCATATTTAAATATAAAGATAATGGCTAAAAATAGTAGAACTCCAATCCCTAAAACACAAAGAGAACTTAGTACTGAACAGCATAAAGCGTTCGATACTGAGATGGGAAATCCTAATAGCGCTAATGGTGTTAATAGAGGAAAACAAGTTTCCTTTACAGGAGATTCTACAAAACCATTCTCAATTGGTATTCAGGATATTGATGAATCCATAATGTATTACTTTCAAAATGTAATTAGACCATTTGTAATACAAAACGGAACAAGAATTGAAGTTCCAATAATTTATGGTTCACCAGAAAAATGGGCTTCATTTCAAAAGTTCGGATACTTTAGAGATTCTCAAGGTAGAATCATGATGCCGATCATCATGTTCAAAAGAGATAGCATTGATAAAGTAAGAACAATTGCTAATAAATTAGATGCAAATAATCCAAACAATATTTCAATACAAGGAAAAAGTTATAGCCCTAAAAACGCATACGACAATTTTAGCATACTAAATAATGTTAGACCCCAAAAGCAATATTACGCAGTCGTAGTTCCCGATTACATTACAGTAACTTATACCTGTACCATCAATACTTACTACATGGATCAGCTCAATAAAATTATTGAAGCAATTGAATATGCTTCTGATTCATATTGGGGCGATCCTTCTCGTTTTCAGTTTAGAGCGATGATTGATTCATTTACTATTAAAACAGAACTAGCAGATAAAGAAGAAAGAATAGTAAGTAGTACATTCAGTATTAAAATGAATGGATATATTATCCCCGATGTATTACAAAAGGATGTAACCGCATTGAAAAAACTACAAGATGTAGTTAAAATTAGAGTAAGCGAACAAATAGTAAACAACATAAACGATATTAAAAATACTTAATATTTATAATAAAAAATGAGTAATATACCTGAATTAAATAATGGCGATTCTGGCTTCATCGCTCGAAGTATCATAAATGATCTTATAGGTCCCGTTGATTCTATATATGGAAGTGTTAGTGGTACAGGAAATGGAGATACCCAATTTACAGGTTCATTTAGTGGATCTTTAAACGGAACAGCCACAACCGCTTCTTTTACCCCAAATGCTTTAGTAACAGCTTCTGTTACTTCAAATACAATTACTTTTACAAAAGGAAATGGAACAACATTTCCTATTACTATCAATACAGGATCGGGAGGATCAGGAACTCCAGGAGGTCAAGATACTCAAATTCAATTTAACAGTGGAAGTACTTTTAGTGGTTCATCTAATCTTAAATTTGATTATACAACTAACACTTTAATTTTTACAGGATCATTAAATTCAACAGGTTCAGTTAGATTTAAAGGCTTAGAAACTGCTAATAAATCTCATGTTGTAACATTTGATAATACAACAGGAGAATTGTATTATACTGCTTCTACAGCTTTTGGAGGTGGAGATGGGTCCCCACAAGGAAATAATACCGAAATCCAATACAATAATGCAGGAGCTTTTGGTGGTGTTAATAAATTAAAATTTGACGGAACTAATTTAACAGCAACTGGATCTTTTTCTGGTAGTTTAAAAGGAACAGCAGATACTGCCTCATATGTTAATTTAATACAAGGTCCCGGAATTACAATAAATGGCCTAACAATAACATCTTCAGTAAGAACAGTAAATGGAACATCTCCAGATTCAATTACAGGCAACATAGCAACAGGATTATCAGCAACAACAACAGGTACATCAGCTTCATTAATATTAAGCAGTTCAGGAACAGTAACTTCCTCATTATCTGATGGTTTAGTATGGATTATATCCGGTGACATTGCAGCAAATAATGGTGATAGTTTTATATGGAGCTCGGGATCACGTCAATGGTACCCAATAGCTCCATTAGATCAAACAGCAGCAGATGCTAGATATCTTAGATTAGCTGGTGGTACTATGGCTGGTAATATAACTATGGGTTCCGGTTTTACTTTAATAGGTTCATCTAGTTACGCAACAAGTGCTTCTTATGTTGTTTCATCATCCTACGCATTAAGCGCTTCATACGCTTTAAGTTCATCTCATGCTGTAAGTGCTTCATATTCTATTTCATCATCATACGCGTTAAGTAGTTCATATGCATTAAGTGCTTCATATTCTATTTCATCATCATATGCGTTAAGTAGCTCATACGCTCTCAGTTCTTCTTATGCATTAAGTGCTTCTTTTGCACCAACTGCCCCAAACATTAAAAGTGGAAGTTTTGGTATCACTATTGATGGAGGAGGAGGAACATTAACCGCAGGAGAAAAGGGATACATATCTATGCCATGTAATGGAACATTTACAGGATGGACAATGGCATCGGATGCTGCAGGAGCATGTAATATTGGTGTATATGTAAGTACTGACTCTTTAGCTACTTCAGCATCAATAGCAGGTTCTGAGATTCCTTCATTAGGTGGAGCTAGATTTGCAAGAGATTTAAGTTTATCAACTTGGACACCTGGATTCTCTGCTAATGATGTAATTGTATTTAGAGTACTTGCTTCACCAGTCCCAACAGTTACAAAAGTTAGTTTAACTATAAACTACATTAAATCATAAAATAGTGGCTATATATTATTTTAGAAGTTCAGATGGAGTGTGGAATTCAGCCCAAAGTTGGTCATTATCAGATAATGGTCCGGCAAATGGGGCGATTCCAACATTTAATGATGATGCTTATTTTACCTCTAATAGTGGAAATTGTACCATATCTTCTGGAAATGTTAGAAATCTATTTTTTTCATCATCTGGCTTTACAGAATACAATAGACAATTTACAGCATCTGGTGATTTAAATGTAGCAGGAGATTTAATTTTATCCCCATCAATGGGAAGTAATGGAATTACAGGATCTGGAACTATAGTATCATATGCTTCAAATAGTTTATCAACTTCTATTAATATTACTTCTAATGGTAAATCTATATCTAATTTTAAAATTTTTAGTATCCAGTCATCCTTAGGTAAAACGCTTAATTTAATAGACACATGCTCTATTACAGATAGTTTCATAACAATATACAGTGGTACTACTAGTTTAATTACGAATATAAATGGAAGTAATTTATTTATAAAAGGAAATATGACTAGTGTAAATTTAGTTAGTGGATCATCTACTATCTATATTTCACCTTTAACAAATAGAACTTCTTCAATTACTGTTAATCCTCCTCCTCAAGGTATACTTCAAAATAATTTAGTTATTAGTGGATCGGGATATATAAACTTTGCTACTTCTTTAATTTATAAAGGTGGAAAATTAACATACGTAACCGCTAGTGGTATTACTTTTACTAATAGTCATTATCTTCAAGCAATAGGATGTGCTCTAGATACAGGAAATATGACCTGGAATAGATATTTAGATAATGGGTTATATGGTACTACACATACTGTTATATTATCTTCAAGTTTAAATATAAGTTCTTCTATTTCAACTGTAGGCGTAGTTCGAACAATTACTGGAAGTTCTTCTAGTAATCGAGTAAATATTTATGGAAACATTTCTATAGCAGACTCATTCATAAAAATTCCATTAACAATAACTGGCTCTGCTTCTGGTAGAACAATAACCAATTTACTTAATTTAAATAGTAGTGACATAGAAATAAAAACAAATGGGGGTTCAGTAACATTTCCTTCAACAATAACAAATGGAACCAGCCTACCAGCAACAAAAATATATAATAACTCCACAGGAGGAACTTTAAGTACTACCTCTACTACACTTGTAGCAAATGCAGGTTCAAGTCTTATTTTAGATACAAATACTATCAATTGGGGAGGATTTACAGTACAAGGAAATAATACTATAACTATTAGTTCTTCTCTTACTGCTTCTAATATACTATTAGGTCTTGCATCAAATTCCCAACCAATTACCATTACAGGATCTGCAGGGTGGATTTGTTCTAACTTAACTAGCTCATCCCCATTAGGAAGAACTATTAAACTAGCAGGTGGAGTAGAATATAAAACTACAAATGATGCTTATCTATCCGGATCAGCTCCTGGAGCTACTTCACTCATTATAAGTTCTAGTACATCCCTATTAAGAGCATCTTGGTCATTAGACCCAATAGCAACTCAATATGTAAAAAATGTAAATGGTTACAAAATTGATAGTTCAAATGGACAAACTATATGGACTACAGGTACTATTTCTGATACAGTAAATTGGAATGTAGGATCTCAACCTTTATTATCTTCATATACCTTTTTTATAGATTAAATACTTTTAAATATTTATAGTAGTACAATTTAAGAATAAAATTTATGACAACAAAAGTTTTAACACAAGAAGAAATTCAATCACTAAAATTAATTCAAGAAAAACGTATCCAACTAGTTGAACAGTTTGGAGTTTTAGAAATGAGATTTCAAGATCTTGAATTGCAAAAAGAACAACTCAAGATCAACTTACAACAACTACGTCAAGAGGAAATTAAGGTAGGTGAAACTCTACAACAAAAATATGGTGACGGATCTATTAACCTTGAAAAAGGGGAATTTATAAGTAGCTAATATTTTTAAAAGGTTTTGCCATATTTATAATAAATTAAAATAACTAAAAAACAATGGCAGAAGTACTAATATCACCCGGTGTCTTAGCAAGAGAAAATGATTCTTCTTTTGTGTCTAAAAGACCAGTTACTGTAGGAGCAGCGATCATTGGACCAACCGTTAAAGGCCCAGTTGAAATTCCAACAGTAGTAACTACATGGAATCAATTCCAAAATATTTTTGGTACTACTTTAGAAAGCGGTAGTACTGATAACAAGAAAAACTATACTTATTTTACCTCTATCACAGCATATAATTATTTTGCTAATGGAGGTCAATCACTATTAGTAGCTAGAGTAGTATCTGGCTCAGGAGCTTCATACTCTCCAGCAACTAGTTCAAGAATACCAACCGGTTCTGGAGGTCCATCAACAGGATTATCTCCATTTGTACTTGAAACTTTCTCTGAAGGTACTATTATGAATAGTACTAGTACTGAAACAGCAGGTGGAAATTTACCTAGTGGTTCATCAGATAACGTAAGATGGCAAATTGTCAATGCTAGATCATCTTCTGGAACATTTGATTTATTGATCAGAAGAGGTAATGATGGTACACTACAACCAGTAGTACTAGAAACTTGGACAAACTTAACATTAGATCCAAACTCTCCAAATTATATTTCTCGTGTAATTGGTGATTTTAGAGAAGAATATGATTCAACAAATTCTCAAATTGTATTCTCAGGTTCATTTGCTAATAGATCAAATTACGTAAGAGTAAGTGCTGTAAACTATACTACACCTAATTTCTTTGATAACGCAGGAAATTTCAAACCACAATTTACAGGTTCAATTCCAACAAACGCTTCAGGAACATTTGGTGGAGCAATTGGTAGCATACCTGGTGGAGTTAATTTTTATAATACAATTGGTTTAATAGGTAATGGTAATTCTCAAGGAGTAACAGGATCAGATTATGATAACATGATTGACTTGTTTACAAATACTGACGATTATAAATTTAATGTATTATTCACTCCAGGACTATATAGTGCTGCTCCTTTTGCAGGACCAGTTGGTGAGTTAATTCAAGTTGCTCAAAACCGTGGAGATTTTATCTATGTAATTGACCCAGTAGCATATGGAAAAACAATTTCTGATGCTTCATCAGCAGCTACTTCAAGAGATACTTCATACGGAGCTATGTATTGGCCATGGTTGCAAGTAGTTGAACCTTCAACAGGTGAATACGTTTGGGTACCAGCTTCAACAGCAATTGCAGGTGTATATGCATATAACGATTCAGTAGCAGAACCTTGGTTTGCACCAGCAGGTATCAACAGAGGTGGATTAAATACAGTAGTAAGAGCAGAGAAAAAATTATCACAAGGTAATCGTAATGATCTGTATGCTGCTAAAGTAAATCCAATTGCAACATTCCCAGGACAAGGAGTAGTAGTATACGGTCAGAAAACACTTCAACTAAGAGCATCTGCTCTTGATCGTGTAAACGTTCGTCGTTTGTTAATTGCTCTTAAATCGTATATTTCTCAAATTGCAAATACATTGGTGTTTGAACAAAACTCAATTGCAACAAGAAATCAATTCTTAAGCCAAGTTAACCCTTACTTAACAAGCGTTCAACAACGCCAAGGATTGTACGCGTTTAAGGTGATTATGAACGAAACAAACAATGGTCCTGATGTAATTGACAGAAACGAGTTAGTTGGTCAAATATACTTACAACCAACTAAAACCGCTGAATTTATTTATTTAGATTTCAACGTTACTCCAACTGGTGCTTCATTCCCCGCATAAAAATTAGACAGGTATATATTTATAACAAATAAAAATATAAAAGAAAATGGCAATTATATCACCAAACGAAATATTTTTCACAGCATTTGAACCTAAGGTAAAAAATCGCTTTATTATGTATGTTGATGGTATTCCTTCATATACAATTAAAAAGATTGGTGCTGTAGGAGTAACAATGGATGAAATCAAATTAAACCACATCAATGTTTACCGTAAAATCAAAGGTAAAGCAGTATGGGATGATATCGAAATGACATTGTTTGATCCTATCACTCCCTCAGGTGCTCAATCAGTAATGGAATGGGTACGTTTACATCATGAATCTGTTACTGGCCGTGATGGTTACTCAGATTTCTATAAGAAAGATGTAACTATTAACGTTCTAGGACCTGTAGGCGATATCGTTTCAGAATGGATTATCAAAGGAGCATTTATCAAATCTGCTAAGTTTGGTGATTACAGTTGGGACGATGAAGCATCAGCTCAAGAATTGACTGTTAACTTAGGAATGGACTATTGTATCTTGAATTTCTAATTCAAACAAAAACAAATTAAAGAAAGCTCGCCTAAACTTGGCGAGCTCCTTTATTTTTATTATATTTATAACAAAATAAGTTACATTAAATTAAATTTATGGAAAACAACATCCCAACGGAAGTTATTGAATTACCTTCAAAAGGTCTGCTCTACCCAGAAGAAAATCCCCTATCAAGCGGAAAAATTGAAATGAAATATATGACAGCTAAGGAAGAAGATATCCTTACTAACCAATCATATATTCAAAAAGGCATTGTGTTAGACAAACTGCTACAAGCACTTATTGTCTCTAAAATCAACTATAATGATCTAATTGTAGGAGATAAAAACGCAATTATGGTTGCGGCTCGTGTCTTAGGATATGGTAAAGATTATTCATTTGATTATGATGGAACTGAATATACTGTAGATTTGTCAGGTATTGACAATAAACCATTTGAGCATTCAAACAAAGGTATTAACGAATTTAATTATACATTATTATCAACTGGTGTTAATATTACTTATAAGATTCTAACTCATGGCGATGAACAAAAAATTCAAACTGAATTAGAAGGTCTTAAAAAAATTAATAAAAACGCTTCTCCTGAACTTTCAACACGTTTGAAATATATGATCACTTCAGTTAATGGAGATAGAGAAACAAAAACAATTCGAGAGTTTGTTGATAATCACTTACTAGCTCGAGACTCGAGGGAATTAAGAAAACATATTAAAGAAAATCAGCCTGATGTTGATTTAACTTTTTTTCCCGACGGGGCTACCAATAGAATCGATATTCCAGTTGGGGTTAAGTTTTTTTGGCCTGACTTCTGATACCGCTCCAATAGTAAGAGCAAATTTATTTACCCAAATTCATGAAATTTGTTTTTATGGAAAAGGAGGATATGATTGGCCAACTGTCTATGCTATGCCTAGATGGTTGCGCCAATTCACTTTTAATAAAATAAATGAATTTTATCAAAAAGAAAATGAAGCATATGAAAAGGCATCTTCTAAAGATGGTGGTAATAAATCAACATTAATTGATCCATCAGGAAATATAAATCGTGAAAATTGGGGGAGTGTTCCAAAACCCGTTACCCCTTCTGGTAAACCAACAACAAAATATAAATAGTTAATATTTATAACATATAATAAATTTAGTTAATGGCTGCACCAAACAATCCAGATGATTTAAGAGATAGGGCTTTACAAACCGCCTCCATTGTAGAAGATGCTTTAAGAAGCATTACAGATAATATTCAAACAGCTTTTGAAACAGCAATGACTGGAATGGATAGAATATCTCAATCCACCGCTAAAGATATTCAGTCTAGGTTTAACAAAATGGCTAAAGTAACAGATGATATAGCATCCAACGCAGTTAAACTTAGACAAGGATTATTGGATGTTAAGAATGTTAAAAATCAAATCCAACAGATAGATATTAAACAAACTGCTCTTGCTACTCAATTGGTTACCCATTTATCCCAAGAGCGTGGAGTTTTAGTAGACATCAATAATTTAAAAGATGAAGCATTAAGTCTTTCTTCTAGTTTAACAGATGAACAAAGAACTTTAATCAATGAATATATAAAACTTGAAGGATATAATAATACACAAGTAGATCAACTACAAGAACAAGTCTCTGAACAAGAAAGAATAAATCAAAAATTAGGAATTGCCGGGAAATTAATAAAAGGGATATCTAAAATTCCAATTTTAGGAAATCTTGTTGATACAAATGCAGCATTAGAGGCTATGAATAAAAACATAGCAGAAGGTGGAAACAGACTTACAGCATTAGGTGCAGGATTAGGTTCTTTGGGGAAAAGTTTATTGTCAAGTCTTACTGACCCACTAGTAGTTATAGGATTAATAATTAAAGCATTTAAAACTTTAGTAGAATTAGGATTTAAAGCAGATACTCAAGTTACAAATTTATCTAAATCTATGGCTATCTCAAAAGAGGAAGCTACAGCTTTAAGAGATAGATTTGTTGAAATTCAAAACACAGGTAATAGTCTTTTTGAAACTACAGAAAATTTAGTAGCAGCCCAGCTAGAATTAGCAAGTGCTTTTGGTGCAACTCGAGGGTTTAGTGAACAACAAGTTAAAGACCAAGTATATTTAACAAAACAAATAGGACTATCAGTAGATGAAGCTGCAAGTTTACAACAGATAGCTATGTCCAATGGATTAACAGCAGATCAAGTTGTAAAATCTACAATTAAACAAACCTCTTCTTTAGCCAAACAAACCGGAATTCAACTAGATAATAAAAAAGTACTAGGTGAAGTAGCCAAAATCTCAGGACAATTAAGATTACAATACCAAAATAATCCAGGATTAATAGCACAAGCGGTTGTACAAACTCAAAAATTAGGAATAAGTTTAGACCAAGCTAAAAAAATGGCGGAAGGTTTGCTTGATTTTGAATCATCAATTGCAAACGAACTAGAAGCAGAATTAGTTACTGGTAAAGATTTAAATTTAGAACAAGCAAGATTATTAGCACTAAATGGTAAATCAGCAGAAGCAGCTGCTGAAATACTTAAACAAGTAGGAGGAACAGCTGAATTTTCTAAAATGAATGTCATTCAACAGGAGGCTTTAGCTAAAGCTTTAGGAATGAATGCCGATGAATTAGCTAATTCTTTGGTACAACAAGAAAATTTAAATAAATTAGGTGAACAGACTCAAGCTCAAATAAAAGCAAAAGTTGAAGAATTAAAAGCTGCAGGAAAAGTAGAAGAAGCTAACCAATTAATGGCATCTATCGGAAACGAAGAACAAGCACAATCAGCATTAGAAAGAATATCAGCCCAAGATAAATTTAACGCAGCTATAGATAAGTTAAAAAATATGGTTGCAAGTCTAGTTGAAGGGCCTATGGCTAAAATGTTAGATAAAATAGTAAATTTTGTTTCTAATACTGAAAGATTGAAAGTAGCATTTAGTGCTTTAAAAATAGTTGCCGCCTCAATAGCAGCAATACTTGCAGGTATGGCAGTAGCATGGGCAGTTATGAATCCAATCGGCGCGTTAGCAGGTTTAGCAGCTGCCGCAGTAGTAGGAGGAGTTGTATATTCAAAGATGAGCGATGGTATAATAGGGCCTGGGGGTGAAACAATAGTTTCAACTAAAAAAGGCACATACCAATTAGATAAAAATGACGGTATGGTCATTGGAACTAACATAGGCAGATCATCTCCTGGAGGTGGTGGTGGAGGAGGAGGAACAGATATTTCTCCATTAGTAGTAGAAATGCAAAATGTAAAAGCAGTATTAAACCAAATTTTAGCAAAAGAAGGATCAGTATATATGGATTCTACTAAAGTAGGCACAGCAGTAACAGTTGGAACATATAAAACTCAATAAACACAATATTTATAATAAAAACAAATATGGGACTTTTAGATAAATTAACAATGGACGGTTCAACTTACTCATATGGTAATGGACAAACTCCATCAACAAACCCAGGAGCAACTCAACAGTCAAAATTACATGCGGATGGGAGTGCACCCGGTTATTCATTAGATGGTTCTGATTTTTCAGAAGTAAATGCTGCATTTCAACAATACAATGATGGTGTAAATAACATTTTACCAAAACCTTCATTATTAGATATTGATGGAGCTATCCCAACAGGTCCATTAAGCGATCCAAGTGTAGGATCAATCAATAATACATTTGCTCAAGGTCAATATCTCAATAACCTACCTGGTTAATGGCATTAATTAATCTCAAAACCAATCTTAAGTCTCTTAAGTATGGGAATGATCAATTTGATGGAGGTTCTTCAAATCAACCTTACATTCAAACCCCCATTCCTGATGAACTTGGAGAATATGGCTTTCTAGACCAGGATTTTATCCTAAGAGGTGGAAGTAAAGCCGTAACGGACTCACTTATAGATGTTGAGAGATTAGGTAAATATTTTACAGATACTAAAAACCCAAGTGGGATTTTATTTGTAGCAAAACAAAATTTACTTTCTAGAACAGCTGTTAAAACTCAAACTAGTGGTTTGTTAAATGAAGGAATATATACTCCTTTAAGTACATTAACACAAGCCGGTGGAAATGCTTTTGGGCTGCATGTTAATAAACAAGGTTTAAACCCATTTGCTTCAACAGGTCCTACCTCAGATAATGAAAATTTATATGGGGTCAAAGTAACCCCAGAGCAAAATATAGATTTAAATAGATTAGTAAAACTCCAAAGTCTTATATCTACAAACTCCACCACCAATAATTTTGGATTTAATGGAGTTTCACTTAATAATCTCCAAGGTAATTTAATATCGTATGGAGGAGGACCAGGTTCTATATTAGGAATAGGAAAAACAAATATTAGATTTGCAGATCAAAGAACTGTTTATACTGATAAAACATTTGAGTCTGGTAATAAATTAGATCAAAACAATGTTCTTACTTATACTAATAAAGAAATATTTGAAATCCCAATCTCTCAAGATTTTGCAGTTCCGAATGAGTCATTTGTAATTCAAAATAGATCTACATCTGTTGTTGGGGATTTTAGAGCATTATTAAGAAAAAGAGGACTAAGTCCAGAAGGATTAGGCATAACTACTAAATCCCCAGATTATACATCTCAAAATATTGAACAACGAGTAAACTTAGGAACCCCAGGAGACACAAAAGTCAAAGATTTAAGAAGTTACACTTCAGGAGCTTTTGAAAGTAAATCCCCATTTGGAGCAGCATCTATATCTTCATATGATAAAATAAATATATATCCTATATATCAAAGTGAAAACGTATTTGATAACCCCATTGTAAATGATTTAGTAAAATTTAGAATAGGAGTATACGATTTAAGAACAGATAATCCATTTAAGAAAAATTACATTCATTTTAGAGCATTCATAAACCAAATCTCAGATACATATGCTTCAGAATGGAGTGATACAAGATATATAGGAAGAGGTGAAAAATTCTATAATTACACTGGGTTTGATAGAAAAGTTTCATTATCTTGGACGGTAGCAGCTCAATCAAAAGCTGAACTGATTCCAATGTATAAAAAATTGAACTATTTAGCATCAGTTTGTGCTCCAGATTATAGTGATAGTGGATACATGAGAGGAAATATTGTTACATTAACAATTGGAGGGTATTTTCATGAGCAACCTGGTATTATAACTGGTTTTAGTTATGAAATGAATGAAGATAATGCAACTTGGGAAATAGGAATCAATGATGAAGGAGGAAATGACGATTCAGTTAAAGAACTTCCACATTTGATTAAAGTTAACGGATTTAACTTTATACCAATACATGATTTTGTACCAAGATTACAACAAAATATATATGAAGGTATAAATAACAGTATCTCAGAATATGGAGATGAAAGATTTATAGCATTGAGAGCCAAAACCACCAATTATGATAATACCAATGATCAAGAAAATGTTTCAATTATCCCACCAGCCGGAGGATTTAGTGGCATTCAACCTATAGAGGGAGCAATAGTAACATAAAATATTATGAATCGTTACCAATCAATTTCTACAACTGTAATAGATAAGAAACCTAGTTATCAAACAACTAAGTATCCTGAGATTCCCCTATCAGATAACGATACATATGTTTATACAACTCAAGGTGATAGATTTGATGTGTTAGCTCAACAATACTACGGAGATCAATCATTATGGTGGATTATTTCTATTGCTAATACAGCAGTAGCAGGTACTTCTCTACCTTCAGATCTACCCCAAGATTCATTAATTATTCCCGAAGCAATGCAAATTCGTATCCCTGCAAATTATGTTGGAGTAATAAACAGTTTTAAGATTTTGAATAATTTATAAGTTATGAATTTATTAGGTGAAGGTTTCCCCAAAGAAATAAATGAACAGGTTGACCAACGACAAAAAATATATGGTTCAGGATATGTTGATGGAGGCACAAGAACCCCAGAAGAAATAGTATATTTAAATGCTAATACTTCATGGGTAAAATTAGTATCTTCAACAGACATTATTAAGCAAGATATTATTAATAATATATCATTAAGAGAGATTGATGGAATATCAGATAATATATTAGCTGAAAGATTTGTTCTGTTTAATGGAACATCAGATAGTGGAAATACACTATTTAGTGGAATTTCAGAAAGAAACAGCATATTAGGATCTACAGCATACGGCATTGGGGGAACAGAGTTTGGTTTACGCCCAATGATGGGTATAAAATCTGCTCATATAAAACATGAAAATAGAGGTTCATTAAGAAGAGCAACAGTACAAATTAAAGCTTTCAATAAAAGTCAATTTGATATTATAGATGTTTTATATTTAAGATTAGGATTTAGTGTTTTATTAGAATGGGGACATTCTATGTACTATACTAATGATGGAGTATTACAAAAAGGATCTGATTTAGATAATAGTTTAGCAAGTGATTTTTTAAAAGGAGGCAATTCATATGGTGAATTTCTTAAAAAAATAAATCAAAAACGTAAAACTTCTCAAGGAAATTATGATGCCATGTTTGCTAAAGTTTCCAATATTCATTGGTCTTTTAATGTAGATGGAAGTTATGATATTACTTTAGATTTAGTAAGTATTGGAGACGTAATTGAGTCTTTTAAAACCAATATTCTCTCCCCAAATATGGTTAATGGTACCCCATCAGCTATATCATCAAGTGGAGCTCCTCTTACTACAACAGAATTAATTGAAGTTGCCTCCTTTAGAAGCAACATAGGTCAATATCTTAAAACTATGAGCAGCCTTATTCCTTATGGTTCGGATACTGTAAGGAATTTTGATTTTAGTAATCCTACTATTAATACAACGGGAACGGTAGATGGAATAAGAAAAGATGCAATTAAAGCATCAAACTTCCACCAATATTACTGCAGACTAGGAAATTTTCTAGAATTCATAGAAAAATATGTAATGTATCAGGTAACAACAGGAGACAAAACTCTTCCGTTAATGAAATTTGACTACGATACTGAATCTAATTTAATGTATTTAAATCCTTTACAAATAAGTGTAGATCCTAGAGTGTGCGTTGTTAGTAAAGTATTAATAGATAATAACTTTACTTATAATTTTTTACCCGATGGAGAACCATTTATTTTTTCTGAAATTTCCACTTCTAGCAAATCAGAATATGGTCAAATAATGAACATATATGTTAATTTTAGATTTATTTTAGATAAACTTGATCAATTAGTAGATGTTGAAACCAATAGTGTAGCTCTAATAGATTTTTTAAAAAGCATTGTAAGTGGAATTAATGGAGCATTAGGAGGAATGAATCAGTTAGAAGTATTTGTTGATGAAATAACCAATACTATAAAAATCATTGATAAAAATCCTTTTCCTAATAGTGAAAAATTAATAGAACACTTTGCTCGATCAGGAAGCATTCAATCAAATACGTATGATATAGATAATAAATACGCTAAATTTTATCTATATGGATATAATCCAGATAATAACCAGTCAGGTTTTATAAGAGATTTTAGATTCAAAACTGAACTTTCTCCTGCTATGTCTACTATGATAACAGTAGCAGCTGCTGCTAATAGCTCAGCAGTTGGAGAAAACGCTACTGCTTTATCCCGATTAAATAATGGATTAAAAGATAGATATAAAGATTTAATTTCAAACACAAATGATGGATCTACTAAAAAGGTAGATTTAGTAACAAAATATGAAGACATATATGCTCAAATGAAAAATCAATTTGAAGGAGTATATGTGCCATTTGTAAAATATTTAGTATCCCTTGAAAAATTTACTTATTCAGATGATGAAATCGATACTTATAAAGATTCTATAACTACTTTAATTAAATATGAGCAACTTTATCACGATGCATATGTAAATTATGAATTAGTAAAAAAAGGTGCAGATCCTAAAACACTAAAACCCAATCTCCAACCAGGAACTGGATTCATTCCATTCAATTTATCTTTAACTATGGATGGACTTTCAGGTATGAAAATTAATAGTAAGTTTTTAATTGATGCTGCTTATTTGCCATCTAATTATCCTGAAACAGTTGAGTTTTTAATAAAAAATCTAGAACATAAAATAGAAAATAATAAATGGGTTACTACTTTAGATTCATATTGTATATCTAAAGGAGAATA